GGCCAATCGAGCTCGCGAGCTTCGAGTTCGGCGACGGGAAGCTATCAAAACAGCAGCGGAAGCGGCTCGTTGCCCATCTAAGGCAGGACCCTCTTTTCGAGGTCCCCGAAAGACCGGCCCGTCGGAAGCTTTTCGTCCATTTGGCGGGCAAGCCTCCGAGACCGAGGTAAGCCCTTAACACCTTTTTTCATTTTCGTATCTAAGGTGTCGGCGACACCGACACCTCCCTTTTGATCAGGCAGGGAGGTGGACGAGATTTCTCAGTAAATCAAGTAAACTTGAGCGAATCACGAATTAAATCAAGAAAAGTTGACTACTACTACGGAAAAGGCCGTAGTAGTAGTAGTAGTAGTAAAAGGCCCCGTGTAATAGGTAAGTAAGTAATAAGTATATATAAGTATCTATAAAGAAATCTAAAGAAGTAAGCTCTCTTTTCCTCCGCCCCCTCCAATCCCTAGGGAAGGTGTCGGTGTCGCCGACACCTTAGATACGATTATAGAAAAAGGTGTTACGGGCCATATCAGGTACAAATCGGCCGCGATACTTGAAGAAATATCCTTTTTGTAGTTAACTTTATATAGATGTAGTCATACAGTATAACAGTTAGTGGGGGACACTACAACCGATCATAACTTTCCAGATTTGGAGCGAATGATGTGATGAGACGGCCGAAGCCCGACCCCGAAGGATTCAGAATCGCTATCAGGAACCGCAAGAAGTGGCGAGCCACGATCGGCGATCGCTTCCAGCTCGCGAAGCTCGCCGAGCGGTTCGGCGTCTCGCCAGAGGAGGCGAGGGCGATCCTGAGGGACGAGGGCTGGACGCGCGAAGTTCGGCGGGGGACGCTCCCCTTCTGGTGGAGGGACGGTCGGAGAGATGGCGGCGGCGAGGCCTAAGGGCGGTCCTGTCTCGGCGGCGGAGGAAGAGGCGATCCTGGCGGCTCTGGCGGCGGGGCGATCCCAAAACCAGACGGCGAGGGACTTCGGCCGGGGGGCGGGGACGATATCCCGGATCGCTAAGCGGAACGGCCTGGAATATTCCAGCCCGAAAAGGGCGGCGGAGGCTCGGAGCCGATACGCCGCCGAGGCGAGGATCGGGCTCGTCTCTGAGGGGCTGGAGGCCCTGGCGCGTGCTTTGCCGAGCGTCCCTCCCCCTAAAGATATGAGGGAGTGGGCTCTCGCCGTGGCGATCCTGATCGATAAGCGGCGGCTCGAAGACTCGATCGATCCGACGACGAGAGGCGGCGAGATCGCCGAACTATTCAAGAAGATGCAGGAGGATGAAAAAAATGGTTGAAGTGGAGGAGATCCTCGATCAGCTGATCGAGGCCGAGGAGGTCGTCGGCGAGGCCGAGGCCGGGGGCGACGCCGAGGAGATCGTCGCGGCTCACCTTGAGGCGATCGAGGTCGCCGAGGAGCTGATCGAGACCCATCTCGCCGAGGTCGCCGAGCTGATCGGCGAGGGCGACGAGCCCGAGCCCGAGGAGTAGGCGGGGACGAGGGGGTCGGGCCAATGGACGAGAGCATGGGCCGTCAGATTACGATTGCCGAGCTTGAGCGGTTCGCCGACGGCCTCCTCGAAAGGTTCGGCGAGGTCGTCGCCGAGATCCGCGCGTTGAAGGAGGAGGAGGCGGCTTATCAGGCCCTCGTCGAGGCCGGGCTCGTCTCCGACGACGTCGGCCCCGGGGACCTCCCCGTCCTGGAGGTGGTGTAGACGACGGCCGCCGAGGACGACCTCCTCCTCCTCCTGGAACGGGCGCGGGCCCTGAACGCCGAAGCCGAGGCAGGGCTCGCCGAGCTGAGGCGCCGGATATTCGGGGCGGATGAGGTCGAGCAGGCGGCGGGGGGATAGATGGCGGCCTTCCAGGTCCCGACGGGGCTTCAGAGGGACTTCTGCCTCCACAGCGACGCCAGGGCCAACATAGCCCACGGCGCCGTGAGAAGCTCGAAGACCGTCGGGGCTAATCTAAGGTGGCTCAAGGCCGTCCTGGAGGCTCCAGAAGACGTCAACCTCTTGATGACGGGCCGAACCCTGGGGGCCCTGGAGAGGAACGTTCTCCACCCCCTCTCGAAGCTCGTCGGCCCCCAGAACTTCGATTTCAAGAGGAGCCTCAAGCGCGTCTACATCTACGGCCGAGAAGTCTGGTGCGAGGGGGCAAACGACGAGTCGGCATACGCAAAGATCGAGGGCGAGACCCTCGGCGGCGCATACGTCGACGAGGGGAGCCTCCATCCTGAGAGCTTCTTCAATATGCTGATAACCCGCCTCTCCGAGGAGGGGGCTCAGCTCTTCATGACGACGAACCCCGGCGGGCCGGCCCACTACCTCAAGAAGAAGTGGCTCGACAGGGAGGGGGAGCTCGACCTCAAGAGCTGGCATTTCAGGCTTGAGGACAACCCCCATCTCGATCCTCGATACGTCGAGGAGCTCAAGCGCCAGTTCGGCCCTCCGACGTCCCTCTTCTATCGGCGGTACATCCTCGGCGAATGGGTGGCGGCCGAGGGGGCGGTCTACCCCCATTTCGACCGGGCTCTGCACGTCGTCTCCTCGATCCCCGACGGGCCGATGAAGTCGATGGTCGTCGGTATCGACTACGGGGCGACCCATCCGACGGCTTTCCTAAAGCTCGGCCGGTGGGGTGGCTGCTGGTACGTCTTCGGCGAGTACCGGGAGTCCGATCGGACGAACGCCAGGCTCTCGAAGGACCTCCGGGGCTTCCTGGGGGGGAAGTTCCCGGTGGCGATCCTCGCCGATCCCTCGGCGAAGTCGTTCATCCTCCAGCTCCGGGCCGACGGCGTCCAGAGGGTCCGGGGGGCCGACAACTCGGTCCTGGACGGGATAGGCCGGGTCTCCTCAGCTCTCTCGACGGGGGCCCTGAAGATCGTGGGGCCGGCGTGTCCCCGGCTGATCGAGGAGATCGAGGCTTACCGATGGGATCCGAAGGCCACCGAACGGGGCGATGACAAGCCCGTCAAGGAGGGCGACGACTTGCTCGACGCCTTGCGCTATGCCGCGAACTACATCTTCAGGTACAATCCGGGGGGGTTGTCATCGTCTTAACTGATTTCAGTTTCCTAGAGAGCGGTCGGCCTTGGCCTCCTCAAGACGAGCGGGCGAGGCTCGACCGATACGACCGATGCACGCTACTTTTCGAGGACGAGCACGGGGCGGCGTTCCCAGGTCTGACGGGTAAGTTGCCTCACATCGTCGCGAACTGGTTCAAGAGGTCGGCGACCCTAATCGCCGACCTGGCGAGCCCGCTCCGGCTCTTCGCCGACAACCAGGCCACGATAGACCGGATCGCCGAGGCGGCCGACTTCGATCTCCTGATCTATGACATTTTCCTCGATATTTCGAGGTACGGAAACGCCGTCCTGAAGGTCCGATTCGATCCCGGCCGGGGCGGTATCGTCGAAAGGATAGATCCCCGGTACTGGTTCCCGGTGGTCAGTCCCGACGACGCGCGGGCCGTCGAGGCCCACGTCCTAGCCTACGATTTCTCTCAATTCGAGGACCACGTCGAGCGGCGATACCTGAGGGTCGAGGAGCATCGGCCGGGCTCGATCCGGAACCGTCTCTTCCGTCTCGATACGGGCGGAAAGATCGTCTCGGAGATGCCGCCGGCGGCTCTGGAGCGGTACTCGGGGATGGAGGCCGAGGAGGCGACGGGCGTCTCCGACTTCCTGATCGTCCCGCTCGCCGGCCTCCTCCGCTCGGATGGGGTGTTCGGGCTCGACGACTTCCGGGGGATCGAGGAGCTCGTCCGAGAGATCGAGCTCCGGCTCTCGCATGTGTCGAGCACGCTCGAAAAGTTCTCGGATCCGAACATGGCGGGTCCTGAGTCGATCGTCGGGATAGATCCCGATACGGGGGAGGTCATCCCCAACGTCATCTGGTCGGAGGGCCGGCGCGTCCCGAACCCGGCCGCCACGGTGACGCTCGGAGGGGGCGTCTATTTCCCGGTGGGGGAGGGCGAGCCGATCCCCGCCTATCTGACGTGGGATGCGAGCCTAGCCTCGAATTTCAGCCAAATCGAGGAGATTAAGTCCGAGCTTATGGCGGTCGCCGAGATCTCGCCGGCTCTCCTGGGGGATACGAAGAACGGCCTCGCCGAGTCGGGCTCTGCTTTGAAGCGGCTTGCTATCCCGACGCTGGCGAAAGTTGCGAGGCTGAGGATGAGGGCGCGCCGGCCGATCCTCCAGGCCCTCCGACTCGTCGCCGAGCTGGAGGTCGCCTCCAGATGGCCGGGGGCCGAGCTCCTCGAAAATCTATCGATCGAGTGGCGGAGCGGTCTCCCAGCCGATCCCGTCGAGGCGGCTCAGGTCGAGGGGGCTCGGAAGACTACGGGCCTCACCTCGACGTACTCGGCTCTGGCGCGACTCGACCCCGACGCCTCCGATGAGGACCTCCAATGGGAGCTCGGCGAGATCAAGCGGGAGAAGGCCGAGGATGCGCTCCA